CATTAAGAAGTTAAGTGAAAAGTTTGATAAACAGGGAGTTAATATTTCAGAACTTTATGAAATTGTTGAGAGTATAAAAGGTAAGCAAGAAGTACTAAAAGAAGAGTTAGTTAATAATCGTCCCATAGCTCCTGATCCTGCAGAGAAGCAAGGAGATGATCCTCTTACACCTACAGATCAAAAGTTTGCTACACTTCAAGACTTAGCAGCAAACTACAGACTCTTTGTTAATAGAGTAGAGCAACAGTTATATACCATTGGTGGAGGTGGTGCTGGATTCATCAAGGATCTTGATGATGTTAATATAGATGGATTAGCAAATAATGATGTTTTAAAATGGCAAGCATCTAATAGTAGATGGGTAGTTGGTCCTGTTGGAGGAGCAAGTTCTACTTGGATAAAAGATGATGTTGGTATTCACACTTTATCTAATGTTGGATTAGGAACCACAGCTCAATCTGATTATCAGTTATATGTTAAAGGTGATTTTTATGCTACAGGTAACATATCTGCAGCAGGAACTATAACATATGATGATGTAACTAATGTTGATTCTATTGGTATTATTACTGGTAGAAAGGATTTGAAGATTGATAGAAATGCCACTATATTAGGTATTACTACACTTGGTAGTGCTAATGTAGGTACAAGTGGAACTGTTCTTTTAGTTAAGGGTAATACACGTATTACTGGTATTCTTACTGTTGGTGAAGGATCAGTTACTATTGATGGTGATAATAATACAGTTAATGTTGGTCTTGTTACCATTACAAATTCGCAAGTTGTACTTGGTGATAATGTAACAATTAATGCTTCTGCTACAGGTATTAACTCTGCTCCTAATGTTTTCTATGTTGCTAAAGATGGTGATGATTCTAATAATGGAACATCAATTGATAATGCTAAGTTAACAATTAAGAGTGCAGTTGGTATTGCAACTTCAGGATCTACTGTTAAAGTTCTTTCTGGTACATATGTAGAGACTAATCCTATAGAAGTACCTGCTAATGTTTCTATTGTTGGAGATGACCAAAGATCTGTAAATGTAATAGGTAGTACACCAGAAAAAGATATATTCTCAGTTAGAAAGGGTGTTAAGTTGGCTAGTATGACTTTCCAAAATCATATTGCTCCTGCTGCTGCAGTGGGATTCCCTACTGGAGAAATTGCAGAGAATATTGGAGGTGGTAAATGGAAAGGTCCATATGTTCAGAACTGTACCAGTGATACCACAACAGGAACTGGAATTAGGGTTGATGGTAGTCAGGCAAGACTACTTAAGTCTATGAATGTAGATTCATTCACCCAATACAATCAAGGTGGAGTTGGTGTTGCTGTTACTAATGGTGGATTTGCTCAATTAGTTTCACTATTTACTATATGTTGTGATGAAGCAGTATCTTGTGATTCAGGAGGACAGGCAGATCTAGCAAACAGTAATTGTAGTTTTGGAACAAAGGGATTGATAGCAAGAGGTGTGGGTCCACTTCAATTTACAGGAATTGTCACATCTACTGCTGCTGTTTCTCAAGCTGAAGTAGTCCTTAATATAAACACTCCTACTAGAACTATTAGTGGAGTTGCTTATACCAATACAACTGGTCAAGCAACAATAACCACTAGTGCTGCTCATGGATTTGCAGTAGGAATGGGAGTAACCCTATCAAGTATTGTCTTTAGTTGTGCATATGGTAATAAGAGTTATCCTCACAAAAAACCATTTGTATTTGAAGTTGATTCAGTTCCAACAACAACTACATTCCAAGTCAATCTAGGAATATCCACATTAGCACATAGTTATGTTTCTGGTGGAACAGCAGCTATTGATATTGATAGACCTTATGATGGTCAGCAAGTATATTTCAATACTTTATTTGAAGAAGTTAGTTCTATTACAGTGACAAATGGAGGTAGTGGTTATACATCTACTCCAACTGTTACTTTAGAAGCTCCTTCTGGTTCTAATGGAGAAACAGCAACAGCATTTGCTACACTTGATGGTGATGCTATTGGTTCTATTACTATCATTAGTAGTGGTAGTCAGTATACAGAAACACCTGATGTTACTATTAGTGGTGGAGGTGGATCTAGTGGAGCTGCAACTGCTAGTATGTCCCCCATTTATTATGCAATAAATAGTTCAACACCAGTAGTATCTGGAATTACTACAGTGACACTTGGTACTAATTTACTTAGTGCTGTAGGTGTTAACTCAACTGCATATTTTTACCAACAAAGTAAAATTATTGCAAGTTCCCATACATTTGAGTATGTTGGATCTGGTAATACTATTGCCACTGCTACACCAAAACGTGGTGGAGTAACAGTTCAAGCAAATGAAGTAATTACTTCAGATGGCGGAAGAGTGATCTATACCAGTACTGACCAGGCTGGTAACTTTAGAATTGGTGATGATTTACAAATCAACCAAGAAACTGGTACAATTAGTGGAAGATCATTCAGTAAAAGTCTATTCACAGAAGTGACACCCTTTATCCTAGCATTAAGTTAATATGGCATTAGCACTCAATAAATTTCAAACAGAAACATTAGTAGTTACTACTTCTAATCAGACTGCCTATACTGCTCCAACTGGATACACTTCTATAGTGTTATATGCTCACGTTACTAATATAACCACTAGTGCAGCTACTTTTACTATGAGTCATGTAAGAAGTTCAACTACTACTGAGATTATAAAGGATGCTTCAGTCCCTCCATCAGATGCATATGTTCCTTTAGATGGAAAATTAGTTTTAGAAACTAGTGACTCAATTAAAATTCAAGCAAGTGCAAATACTAGTTTGAAATTAATCCTCAGTATCTTGGAAACTGCAAATGCCTAGATTATTAAGCCAAGCAAATTTTAGTAATATAACTGTTGCTAGTTTAACTACAACTAGTGTATCTGAAGTTGCCTTGGATGTATTTTCTAAGACAAGTTTTAGATCTGTAAAATATCAAATACAAGTAACACAAGGAAGTAATTACCATACTGCAGAGTTTATTATTGTTCATAATGGATCTCTTACATTCAACACTGAGTTTGCTATTGTAAAGACTGGAAATAATCTAGCAACCTTTGATAGTGATATTTCTAGCAATAATGTAAGACTATTGGTTACACCAGCATCAACTAGTTCCACTACCTTTAAAGTAATAAGAACATCTATCAATACTTAAGATTACTAAATATTAGAGTAAATGATGAATTATCA